CGCGGCCGGCGACGTCGAATCCGCAAACCAGGGGATCGTCTGGGAAACTCGAGGCCCCGCGTTGTTGGGCCTGCCAGACTCTTTCCTGATCGATGTATTGAAGTTCGCCGGCGCGTGGCGCGATCCCGCGGACACGGACCCGTACAAAGTCGCTATCCTCGCCGTAATCGCTGATCCACTCCTCGAGCAGCGCCTTGTTGGTGAATCGCGCGGTGCGGCTATCGATGATCTTCTGGCGCCACCGGTCCCGCTCAGAACCGAAGACGATGCGGTGAAACTTGCCGGTGTTCCGCGTGGGATTGCCCCACGCAAAAATCATCGGTTCGCCATCCGTCAGGCCGCCCTCGGCCGCGTTCCAGATCTCGTCAGGGATCGCCGAAGCCTCGTCGAAGAGATACCAGGACGTGGACCGCGCCGCATGCTGCCCGTGGAAGGCTTCGCTGTTCTCGCGGCGGCAGGTTTGCGCGGTGACGAACCAGGATTCCGGCGCCGCCTTGGCTACGATCTTTTCCTGGCCCACCACAAACCAGTGGCCCGTGATGCACATGCGCGTCCACTTCAGGATCGCCGGCCAGGTCTTGGTGCTCAACTGCGCGAAGGTGTTGCTCGTGATCGTGCCCTGCGAGTTCGGGCGCGTGGACATGATCCAGTTAGCGAGCCACGCAGACGTCGTGCTCTTCCCGATACCGTGCCCGCTCGAGATGGCCTGGCGGATCGGGCCCACCGCATTCAACCCGTCGAACCCGCGCTTCCGGACCTCTTCGCCTATCTCGCGCAGGAGCTCGGCCTGCCACTGGTCCGGGCCGGCGTAGTCCGCGAGCGGGGTTCTGGGCTCGCCCCAAGGGTAGGCGGCCATGACAAAACCGTAGGGATCGTCGCGGAATTGCGCGACGAAGTCGATCAGTTCCGCTTCCGCGTCAATTGCCGGCGTCATTCCTCAAAGTCCAGCGGCGTGCAATCGAACTTCGCGTACTCTTCCGCGGTGTCCGAGTCCATTGAGATCACCACGCCGTGTATTTGAAACCACGTCTCGCAGTCGTCGCCGTCCTCGTCCTGACACGGCGCCACCACGATGATGCCCAGCGTGTCGTCCAACGGCTCGAGCAGTTTTTTGAGTTCGCCAACGGTCATTGCTGCGGCTCCGCGGCACTGCCGCAGTGCCGCTTAAAGGTCCAGACGTTCGGCGGATTCTCGTCGCTCTCGGCGCGGTAGACGTCTTTTTGCGGGTTGCCCTGGCGGCCGCGGCGCCCATAATCCTCGCCGTAACTGGTGAGGTTGATACGCATCAACTGCCCGTCTTTATGGCGCCTGACGAAGTCCGCGTTCGGCGCCCGCTCTAGTTGGCGCACACGTGCCGCATCGGCCATTTCGAGCATCCCGTACTCGGTGTATACGGGTACTTTTGAGGCCTGAAGTTGGGGCACAGGACTACTGATGCAGGGGAATGCGGGCTATTTTGGAGAATTGCGGTCACCCGGCCCGGCGGGTGTGTCACTATACTTTTGGAAGTATCGTACCGCGTTAACGCCATAAGGCACAACCAGGAGTTGATGTTATGCCGCTGATCTGTTTGGTGTTTGCGTTTGTGCTGTTTGTTCTCGGAGCCATCTCCCGATGGTGGAACGCTCCAAACCCCTACTATCCCGCGCTGATGTCAGCGGGCCTCGCATTCTGGGTACTCGCAACCCTGGCCCCGATGCTGTTCCGGTAGGGACCGGGACTTTCATCGTGGGTTCCGGCGTGGATTTTGCGGTAGATTGTTAGGGTACAAAAAGAAAGCGGGCGCGTGGAACGCCCGCCCAAGGTTCGCAAAATGTCTAATTCGCAACCAGCATACCGCAGTTCTGCGCCCGTGTCTGTTCGCCTGGCGCCTGAATTTATCAGCAAAGAAATTGCTGCCAAGAGGCTCAATTTGAGCGTGCGCCGCGTGCTCGAGCTTTCGAACATGGGCGCGATCCGGAGCAACCACGTCATGGATCCGACAACCAAACGCAGGCAGACCGTGCTCCTGGCGCGCGACGTGCAGCGCGTGGCGATCGACGGCCAGAAGCGCCTGGTCGCCTACCGTGGAGGTGCGGCCGAAGCGGCCGCACTGCCGCCGGTCCAACCGCCGCTCCAGTTGCCGGCGCCGCCGGCGGATCGCCCGTGGCTCACGGTAGACGAGGCGGCGAACTATTCCGGATTGCCGGCCAGATTCCTGCTCTCCCTGATCGAGCAACGGCGCCTCGGCGCGCTCGATGTCGGGGTGCGGCCCGGCGGCCGCTTCCGCATCGCCAGGCGAGATGTGGACGCCATCAAGGCGCCGGCCGCGCGGAAATAAGGGGTTTACCCGAGTCTCTGGTATGGAAAGGCACCCGGAGTTGCTACAACCGCTTTACGATTGTAGATCCTCCAAATACTCTGGTTGCGTCTAGTCATCTTTCCGAGTCCGAGCAGAGCGCCACGCGAGTGTGTGTTCCCGTTGAAGAGAGACTGGCATGTACTCGTCAGAAGGATCGAACGATTATGTGCTACCATCTTTTCGCTCGGCTGATCCCCGGGCAGTTCGGAATCGGAAACGGTGGTCGGACCTCTGCCAAACAGGGGTGTTCTAGCCGGCCACCTTTCCTACCCCTCCTAGAACAGGGGGAGACAAAACGACAAACCATCTCCAACCCGTCATAGGCTTACAGGCCCAGCAGAGCACTGGCGTTCGCCCGCCAGAGATCCGAGCGGCGGAAATAGCTCCGCAGCACCTGCATGCTGCGGTGACCGGTCTGGCTCGCAATCACCAGCTCTCCGACATTGGCCTCGCCGGCCGCGGTGCAAAATCCGGCGCGAAGACTATGGGCACCATGCTGCACGGGATCGATCCCGATCAGTGTCAACGCCCGCTTGACCAGACGGCAGATACTATCGCCATCCAGCGGCACGCCCGGGTGGCGGCGGTTAAAACTAGGGAACAGAGGCCCAGGACCGGCGCCGCGCACGCGCAGCCACGCCCGCAGCACGCGCACCGGGCACGTGTCGGCATGGCGGCCGCGGGCAATCCCGATAAATCGGCCTCGCCCTTCCTGATCGCCCTTCTCACGATCTATGGTCAGGATCACGCCCTCGCGCACAAACTCGATATCTGCCAGGTTCAGGGCTCCCAGGTTGGAGCGGCGCAGCGCACTCGCGAAACCCACCACCAGCAGGGCACGGTCCCGCAGTGCCCGCGGCGTGCCGATACGGGCGAGTTTGGACGACATCCGGCGCAGATCGCGCACGCTGATCGGCCGCATTTGCCGCGGTTTCTCGCCGCTAAGGCGTTGCGCGCCACGCAGCAGCTCCTGGATCGGGTCGATGCCGGGCGACGGCAACCCGCGGGCGAGGTGTTCGTAGAAGATAGCGCACTTGCGCCGGCGCGCGGTCGTGATTTTCTTTCCCTGCGTCAGCAGGTCGGTCAGGTAAAGCGCTACGGTGTCGGCCGAGGCCGGCAACGCAACCAGGCCGCGGGTCTTCGCCCAGGCGCAAAACATCCGCCAGTCGTACCCGTAGCCAACCACGGTATTCCGTGCGACAACGCCTTTGCGCAGACGCAATTGTTCCATTTTGAGCATCTCAAGGGAGATCTCGATACGATCATTGCAGGCCATTCCGGCTCCAAACCAGCTAGGGTGGTCAGGCCGGTCGAGGTGCTGATAACACCTCGGTCGGCCGTTTTTGTCTCTTTCAGTTTATTGGGCGTGCGCCAGGAACGGCGGCACGCGCGGTACTACTGGCGGGGGGCTGCAAAGTACTGCTGGAGTAGGACTAGGGTCGGAAAATTTTATATTGTAATCGAACTCCAAGGGGTTCGCCTACGCCATAAAACTATGCCGTACCCTGGGAGAGCGCCCCCCTCTTGTTTTTACCCGTCCCTGCGCCCTTCTGCCAAGAAATTTACGCAGTGACGAGCCGAATCACAGGTTGGGAGAACGCATCAAGGCTAAGTCCATCTTGCCATAGACCTGCCGAGTTTCCCACCTCCTCCCCGGCAATGAATTGTCTTTTATAACTCACAGGGTGGATGATGGCTTTCAAAATACAGGCAGGCGACGGGACGAACATCCTCGTTCCAGACGGCGAATACTACTTCAACACCAAAGCCCGCGGCCGGCGGATGATGCTGAACTCCCTGTCGAGCGATGCGCGCCGCGTCTACGCCTGCTTGGAACTTGCCACGATGGGATTTCAGCAGGAGTTGGCCGTCACGATGGATCGCGGCGAACAGCGGCCATTGACACCCACCGATGTCGGCCAGCAGACCGGATTATCAAGGCAAAATGTGCGCCGCGGTTTTGAGGAACTCGAGGATGCCGGGCTGGCTCTCCGGAAAGCATCGGATGGTGGCGCTTTACGGAAGGGGAGTGTACTGCTATATTCGTGGGCGGTTCCTCGCACTCCCAAAAAGGAAGATTGTAGTCGCGCGCGACTACAATTACCGGACTGGTTTCCAGAGTCCTGGGAAGCCCTCAAACCCCTCATAAGTCGTTATAAATACAGTTTCATCGAAGACGAAGTAGCCGCGCGCGACTACAAAGATGAGATCGACGCCGCTGCGCGCGCCTACAAAGATGCCGAAATGGTAGCCGTGCGCGCACTGGAAAAGGTCTGCGCGCGCACCCAAAGCCCGCGAGCATCCTCTTATAGAAAGAACGGAAAGAACATTGAAAGAACGGCGGCGGCGGTTCTTCCTAGTGCGGCGCCGCCGCCGGAACTCCCTCCCGATCCTTCACCCGCTCCGATAGAGGCCTTCGTGGCACGGGAACTATCCCTTGATGACGATGCCGCCCAGAAGCTGGTAGCCGGTTGCAAGGAAGTCGAACCCTCGGTTACCGGTGCGGAGATTGTGGCACTGGCAGAAACCAAGATTGCCGCCATACGGGATCAGGTACGGACAGGAAAGATTCCCAGCCCAGTCGGACTCCTCATAAAACACGTTCCCCGGATGTGTAAGGGCGGAACCCTCCAGGCAGTTCGCGAACAGATCGAAGCGCAGCAGAAGGATCGTGCGGTCCGAATTGGTCATGCGCGTGAGGCGTGGCCTGAACTCAGCGAAGAAGAACGCGACGAGGTGCTGCAGAAATACCCAGAGCTGGCCGAGTTGAGGCAAGGAGCAAGGGCTTGATGCCATCAGCTATAATCTTTCAATCTGCAGAACAGACCGCGCCCGCGAAGGAATACACCGGGTATGGCTCGTCGCGGGGTCTGGTCTTAGTCCACGAGCCGCGGGGGATTACCTGCTCTCCGTTAATCAATCGGGAGCGATGCAATCCCCCTAACCGGACCATTTCCCACTACAGGACCGTCGCATGAGCGACTACTACGAACTGATCGGCCAGACCGTGGTGCCGGTGAATGGTGGCGTGCTGGAGTGGGCCCGCACGTTCGAAGCGGCAGATCGCCGGGTGGCGCACACGACGGTGCTCGGAATGTGCAGCGTGTCGACCGTGTTTCTCGGTCTGGATCACGCCTTTGGCGGCGGGCCGCCGCTGCTCTTTGAAACGATGGCGTTCTGGCACGGTGAAGGCGGCGCTGAGCAGTATCGGTGCTCGACCTGGCTACAAGCGCAAAAACAGCACGCCATCATGTGCGACCAGGTAGCGCACCCGGCCTCGGTGCTGCTCTACATCGGGCGCTGCTTCCAGGACCGGTGGTATCAGGCGAAGCGGGATCTCGGCCGCCGGTGGCGCGAGATGCGCGGCGTGGAGCTGAGCGATCGCGACAAGCTGTTGGACTCGATGGAAGACAGGATTTACGACCGGGAGGACTGGTAATGCAGAATCGCGACGAATACCTTGCCGATTGCAAAACGAAGGCGCTGGGTTATATCCCCGATGACCTCGGGTCCGCGATTGGGTGCATGGTCTGGGGATTGACCAAGCACCCGGAATTGAAAGACCACGCCGGCCTGCGCGCGGTTCCCGAGTTCTACGGCATCAACCGCGATCCGGCCGCGGTTCGACGCTGGATCGAGGAGTTCAACTAAATGTGCCCAGCCTGCGAATCTAAGCGTCTTCACTGGCCCATAGACTGGGCCCAGCACCCCTACGCCGGCCACGGCTACGTGCCGGGGCACGGGTGGACGCATCCTGACCTTGCGGGTGTCCCGCAGGACACTGGCGCCGCGGCTTCGCAAATCTCGGGGGAGGTGACCGATGCGGCGGCGCCGGTGGCGAGGGAAAAACCATGAGTCCCGCCCCCAGACCGCCGGGCTTTTGGATGCATGAGATTTCCGGCGAACTTGCGCCCGCGATCATGCGCTACCTGGATGCCGCCGAATCGCTTTCCGTCCGCGACATTCGATTGATTCGCGCTTACCTCGTGCAGTGGATCAATTCGCCGGTATGGGATGAGAATCCAGGGCTCGGCGATGCCGGGCGGGCGGAACTGCAGGAACTGCGCCGGGCCGCGGCGCGAATCGACAGTCGCCAGGGCATTGACCAGTGGATCGAGGTAGCCACCGACTGGGGGATTGACCCGCTATGATCCGTCTGGCGATCCGCGGCTATGCCGCCGGCGTGCTCCAGTTCGAAGACCGGATCGAAACCGGCGCGGAGAAACTCGACACGGTGATACCGCGCCTGGCTGAAAAGCACGCCGCGGATCTGCTCGAGCACCGGTTACACATGATCGAGATCGAGTTCCTGGACGAACCCAACCCGCTTGAGCGGTTCTTCCGGTTCAGTTCGGATCCGTCGATGATGCGCCGGCCGGTGATGGTGGATCTGGAGAAGTTAACGAAAGGGAACGCATGAAGCTCACCGAAAAAGGCGACACGGTAACGCTCGAGATGTCGCGCGGCGATTGGGAAAACCTGCTAACCGCAACGGGAATTGCGGCCGGCGTGGCCGCGCAAGATACGGACAAGAAAGTGTTCTGGCACTGGATCGACTTCGCCAATCGGCTCAATGCCACCAACCCGCGTTTCGCGCAGTACGAGGTTCCCGAGGAGTTCAAACGTGCCGATCGCGCCTGAATTCAAGCCGCTCTACGGCCACAAGTGGCGCACGGTGACCCGTCCGCGGGTTCTGGCACGCTGCGGCGGCCGGTGCGAACGCTGCCACATCACGCCCATAGGCGGCCTCGACGTGGCGCACCTCGATCAGAACCCGCCCAACGATGACCTGGAGAACCTGGCCGCGGTCTGTTCCCGCTGCCACCACGCGATCGATTACGACGTCTGGGCCGCCAAGGCCCGCGAAACCCGCCGGGCGCGCAAGGACCGCGGCCGGCCGCTGCTGGGGGAACTATGAACGTGATCCTGATTGCGATCATCGCGATTGTGCTGGCGCTCCTGGTGATCGACGTCGCCAATCAGGACCGCCGGGGTCGCCGGTGAGCCCTACCGAATTGTGCCAGCGAACCCGGATCACGCAGCGCGAACTGCAATGGTGGACCTCCACGGGCGTGATCGCATCGACCAGCACCGCCCGTGGCCGCGACTTCGACCTGGCGCAGGCTCTGGCCGCGGCCATCGTCGCCGAGCTGCGGCGCAAAGGCGTCTCGCTGCACCGGATCCGCGGGCTCGGGATCGCGGAGCCGCTGGGCGCCTATCTCGTCGTCACCGGCGGGATGGCGGTCTGGTGCGGTGAGCAGGACGTGATCCCGTGCCTTGCGGCGTGCCCTGGTGCGTGCCTTGTGGTATCCGTAGAAGATCTCAGAAAGCGGTTATATGACCAAGATCCGCCCCGATTCTCCCGTCGTGCGCGAAACTGACGTTTTCGAGCGCACGGACGCCCTCGTCGTCTCGCTGGAACCCCGCCGCCTCACCATCCGCCTCAAAGGCCGCCGTGAGGCGCACAGCGTCGATTACGGCACAATCCTGGACTACATGCGGAAGCGCGACTATCAGCGAGGGGTGGCGAAGGAGCGCGACTATCAGCGAAGGGAGGCGAAGGGCGCATGACGAAGGAAGAACTGGCCCACGAGGCCAACGGACTGATCGCGATTGCGAAGGCCAGTGTCGAACTGCAAGGTGATTTCGAACTGACGATCATGATCCACTTGAAGGGCCATTGGATCCGTCTGCCTTTACCGCACGGAGTGGAATCGCTGATGAACAGCGGACAAGCGAAAGATCACCTGTTTGGGGCCGTGCGGGCCTCGGTCCAGCAGGCTGGGGCAGACGGCGTGATTATCGGTTCAGATACATGGTGCTCCACAACCACTCCCGAGGGCGAAAAACACTACGACACGCCGGAATGGCGCGAGGTGCATGATTTCGGATTTGTGAAATTGACGCAGCGCGGTTGGGTCACACGCTGCGAGGCTTTCACGGTAGTGGCGCAGAACCGCGAAGATGCGTTGATCATTCAGCAGAAATACCAACGACGCGGCTCTGGCATGATTCAACTCCTCGATTGCAAGCGGGACTGGTTTGAGCAATCGAAGTTAGGCGGCCGGCAGAAGATGTTCGGTGATCTGAACTGGCAGAACCTCGGCAGCGAAGCCGCGGTGAAAGGCGGCCCGCATGCCTGAACCCGGATCGCCCGAGTGGAAGGCCCGCCGGGCGCAGATCCTGACGGACGAATTGAGCCAGCCGCTGCGGTGGTGGTATCTCAGTTACGCCGTTGATGAGGGCTTCCTCGGTGCGGTCGTCCTCGAGGCGCATGGCGAACTGCACGCCATCGAACTGGCGCAGAGGCTCAATCTCAGTCCCGGCGGCCAGGTCGCGGTGTGGGAAGTGCCCGCGGAGGTTGTCGTCACGTTGCCGGCCGAGGCGAAGGGCCGATTGTTGAGCAAGCCGGAACTCGCGCATCTGTTCGACGAGAAGCCGGTCCAATGAGACGCCCGGCCGCCCGAGCCACGCAGCCCGCACCGGCGCCGCCACGGCGCGGCCGGCCGCCGGCGCCCACAGTGCCCAGAATTGCGGCGGCGCCATCCGTCGAAGTCGCCGTCTCCGTCGACCGCCTGCAACGCAAGATGGTGGACGAGTACGGCGAGCTGGACCGCAAGATGCAGATGGCATCACCGGACGTCGCCCGCTACGACGTCCTGAAGCGCGCCATCAAATCCTGGTTCGACGGCGCGCCGGCCGATGCGGACGGCATCGTCGAAGGCCGGGTCTACCGGCTGCATCTGTCGGCGCGGGAACGCGAGCGGCGGGTGCGCAGCATGCGCGACCTGGTGGGCGTGATCGGCCTCGATAAGTTCCTGGAACTGGCGACCGTGCCGATCGGCGCGCTCGAAGATCTGCTGGGCAAGACCCGCGCGGCGAGCCTCGTTACCGAGGCGCGCACCGGGTCGCGGCGGATTAAGGCGGTTCCGAAGCGGGCGGCGGGGAAGGATTGAATGGTCTACGATCGTGACGTGAAATGGCTCCATCGGGTGCTTTGGATGCTGTTGGCAGTCAACGGTGGGTTGGCAATCGAGAGCACATTCCAGCATCAATGGGGTTTGATGGTTGCCTACCTGATCTGGTTCGCTAACCTCTGTTACTGGAGGTCACTCATGAAGACTCAGCAGCGCACGCGCGATTTGATGCGCCTACACGAGGCTGCTTTCATGAAGTACCTGGAAACCGTCGCCGGCAACCGCGACGAGGCCTAAGAGTTACCGCAGGCAGTGTAGCAGCGCGGCCGCCAGAATCAGGTTGAGTGTAGGTGCCTACCAAGGTGTTTCTCTATCACGTCGCCTAGGTGAAGATGCTCGGACCAATCGTTGTCTCCGAATTCGCGGCAGATTGCCCGCAACTGCTGAACGGTTTCTTCGCGCTCAACCGCGAACAGCGCAGCCTTCGCCTCCGGATCCTCATAACCAAGTTCCTTCAGGCAGTGGCGCAGCATCTGGAGCCACGCCATTCGCGAGCCCTCGGTGTAAGCAGTCTCTTCGCTTTGAGTCATCGCAGGCAGTGTAGCAACATAGCCGATCACCTAGCGTACTTCCAGTGAATGAGGTCGCCCTCAAAATCCAGCAGTCCGGGAGCAGGGTGCAGTTCGAGCCAGTACTCGACCATCTCGCCGAAGGCCCCGTCGATTCCGCGGCCGCGAAATCCGTCGCGCCAGGCGAGCGAGTTCTTTTCATCGGGTGACAGTGCCATGCCGTCGACGAATACGTCCACCGTTCCGATCTGCCGGCGCTCGCGGATCTGGATGTCCTCTACCTTCACGCATTCCCACCGGCCCAGGAGGCGCGCGCCCTTCTGCCTTAGCCCGGTGTAGCAATGGCAGATCTCTCCAACGCGCGGCCGGATCTTTCGCTTGGCGCGGATGGTATGGGTTTTCGAGCCTTCCTTAACGAGTGGCGCCGAAGCGCGCCTTGAATCCTAACAGCATCCGCTTTTCATCGCAGGCAGTGCAGCAGCGCGGCGGCCAGAATGAGGTTGACCAGCACGGAGAGCAGGAGCAGGCGCCGCGTGCGCAGGAGTTCGCGGTACGGCGTCCAGGCCCGCTCTTTGAACATGTCGTCATTCTCCTTCATCGGCCGGCCATCGTGAAGGCTACCAGCATCACCAGCAGGAACAGCAGCAGGCCGGGCCAGCCGCCGGCGATCGCGCGCACGTAGTCCCTCACAAGTCCTCCGACTGAATGCCAACCTGGCGCAGCCACTCGCAGTCGACCGCGCTGAAGCGCTGATCGACGTGCCACTCCACGAGAGCCTCGAGGTATGCCTCGAGGCTTGCGAACGATTCCAGGCGCGGCTTAAGCGGCATTGCGACCCGCCTGTTTCGATGCGTTGATGTAAGCCGTGACGACGAAGGAACGCACGTCGTCTGCCTTGACGGCGTTCCCGTGACGCTCGGAAGCGGTGCGCAGGACCGCGGCGTAAACGTCGACGAGGGCCGTCGTCTCCATGATCAGCCGCGACGAGAACTCCGCGACCGCGGGCGCCAGGCGTTCAGCGGCCGCCGGCCGCGGCGCAGGCTGGACCGCGGGTCGCGCCGGCGGCGCCATGATCGCGAGCGTGCCGTCGCCCAGCTCGCCCACGGGCTGCGCCTTGCGGCGCTGCACCATGTCGATCGAGGCGCGCAGTTGCTCTTCCAGCGTGGGCGTGGGAGCGGGCTCGTTGGCCGCTTCCGGGTGATAGTAGACGCGCTCGGGCAGTTTGCTCTTGAACGGCGCCGGCGGCCGCGGCGCGGCGGCGGGCTGCGCAGGCGCCGCGGACATGCGCTCGCGGGAAACCGCGAACTCCGTCAGGCGGCCGTTCTTGCGCTTGCAGATCCAGAAGCACTCGCCCTTCTCGAGGTGCAGCGCGCTGATGCGGGCCGAGGTCAGCGGCGTGACGTACATCACGCGGCCGTCTGTGGTGCTGAACATGTGGCGGTCGTCGCCACCGTCAAACTGCGAAGGGAAGACCCGCGGTTCGGTGAAGCGCAGCGCGACTTCCACCGGGACGTTGAAATCGAATTTGATGATGTCGGACATTAGAGAACCTCCACGTATTCGGAACCGTTCCAGGTCAGTTGCACTTCGATGAACTTGTGGCCGTTCCAGCGATCGACCACGACGTGCCACGCCGGGCTGGCGACAAACGTGTCGCCGGGACGGCTAGCGGGCGCCATGCAGAAAGCGGCCGAATTGCCAGAGGCGGCGCGGTGATCCTCGTGGGGCTCACCGCACAAGCCACATGGATCATGCGGCAATCGGCCGGCAGATGAGAAGGACGCCATGCAGGCGCCCGCGGGAATGCCTTTGCGACGGGCCATTTACATTGCCCCCTTCAAGGTTTCGGAAGGGACAATCAGAGCCCACATGCAGGAGCCGTTGTTATCGCGCAGCAAGAGCACTGTGGTGCGCTCCACGCGGTTGTTGCTCTTCGTGATCAGGCAGGAATAGCCGGTCGCGCCTACCGTGTTTACCACGTCTACTGTGAATCGGACGGGTTGCATTATGCGGCCCTCTCGTGCGCAGCGCAGCCGCGCGCGTCGTAGTAGTCCACGTCCATGCGGACGCAGGTGCATTCGTTGGCTTCCGCGGCAAGTTGGGTATCGCATTCTGCGATGCAAGAGGGGCACGCGAAGAAATCCCATTCGGGTTGGTAGGTGAGCAGCGCAGCCTCTTTGCCGCAGCCGTCGCAGACCAGTTCTTCGGTGCTGGCGGGCGGAAAGTCGCGCCCTTCGTCGTAGTCGATGTAGTCGATGAGTTCCATGTCGTCTCCGGTTTAAAGCCCCTCGGCTCTAAAACCAGAATAGCTCGCTACCGATAACAAGTCAATAGCTCGCTACCGAAAAAGAGCAAAAATCTTGCTGGCGATAGTGAGTGGTATTCTGTTGGTGATGGCAAAGCGTAAGAATCCGGCTGCAGTGGCACTGCCCCGGCGCCGTATGACGAAGATGACGGCTGAACAACGCTCGGAGGTCGCCCGCCAGGGCGCCGCGGGCCGCAATACGAAACTCACCCCCGAGCAGCGCAGCGAGATCGCGCGCAAGGCGGGCCTGGCCGGCGGCCGGGGGCGCAAGAAGGCGGAATGAGCTTATGGTCAGCAAAGATACCGACCGCTACGAATGGATGCGCGAGACGGCGCAGCACCTGCGCAATGAAGAGTTGGCTGATCTTGACCCGGTTGCTATGGCGGACTGGTTCGACGAGGTGAGCAACTCAGACCGGCGCGAGGTGATCAGCCGCCTGCGCTGCATCATCGAGCATCGCCTGAAACTCGATCACGTCACCGGCCCGGAACTGGAGCGCAACCGGCGCGGGTGGGAAGTGACCCTCATCGAACAAACCGAGCAGCTTGACGGCATTTTCGAGGAAAGCCCAAGTCTTCGCCGGCATCTTACCCCCGAGCTGCTCGCGAAGTCATACGCCTCGGTTCGGCGCAGCGTGGCCAAGGCCTACGGCATCAATCCGCCCGCGGAATGCCCGTACAGCTACTCGCAATTGTTGGAAGAGAGCAAGTAACGCGCGTACAATCGCGAATATGCCCGCGAAGAAAACAACGCCGTCCCGCGTGGCCGTCTTCCTCGAGGCCTACGCCGGCAGCGGCAGCGTGACGGCCGCGGCCAAGGCTGCGGGGATCGACAAGAGCATGCACTATCGGCGCCTGGAGACGGATGCCGAATACCGTAAGAGATTCGAGGCGTTGCAGGACCGTGTCGGGCAGGAGCTAGAGGACTTGGGGATGGAGCGGGTCCGGAACGGATTCAAGCGGCAACTGCACTGGCGCGGGAAGCCGATGAAGACGAAGAACGGCCACCTGGTCTATGAGGTCGATTTCGACACTCAATTGCATCTCACCATGCTGAAGCGCTTCCGGCCCAAGCTCTACCGCGAGCACGTCGTCCAGGAACACACCGGCTCCATCAACCTCGTTGAGCGGCTCGAGGCCGCCCGCGCCCGTCTGGTCGCGGTGAAGCGCGAGGAAGACGCGAAGGCGGCCGGGTAAGATGATTGCGGATTAATGCGGATTTGTCCTGCTTAGGCGCCCAAGGAAAGCAGATCCGCAAACATCAACAACGACGTGTTGCAATCAAAATCGCGCTAACCCACTGTAGGCGTTGTATTTAGACGAAAAACAGTGGTTTTTAGGGCCGGTTTTCCGTCGGTTCTGTCGGATCTGAG